TATTGAACAAGTTTCGAGGACCTTTGACCAAGGGCCTCGACTAAGATAAATGTATTCTTAGGATGTGTCTTATGGAAGGCAATTTGATGGGGTGAAATTTTGATTTTATTCCCTTTGGTACACTTTAATTCTACTGTGAAAAAGGTGCCAGAATTATTGTAGCCCAATAGATCAGGAGTCCCAAGAGAGCTAAGGTTTTCAATTCTAATCCAAGAAATTTCTTTAGAAACTTTACGAAGTTTTTTATATAATTTAGCTTCTGGACCCATACAGTTTTCGGGGGAATATCGTCACTCATTAAACGTCGTAATGAGTAGATCTAAGCTTGTCAGGTATAAGTAATTTTTTCTCGTTTTGAGGTCTTAAAACTAACCGTAATGAAGGCTGACCTATAATCATATGCTCCTGCACTTCCATTCTTTTAATTTCTTCTAAGTGTCCTCCAACAGCTACATAAATTTTAGCATGAGAAATAGCATTACCTTTATATTTAGTTTGTCCCATTGTGAACTTACCTAAGAATTCTTGAAGGTGTTTTACAAACATTTTAATTCTCCTCGATCATCTTTCATATATTGACTTTATAGGATAGTTCCCTTAAATTGTCAATATGGGAGTTCCAAAAAGATTAACAGAAATGCAACAAAGATTCGCCGAGTTTTTAGTATTCGGTGGACCTGATGGACCTATGTCTAAACGTGAAGCTGCTGTTGCAGCAGGCTACTCACCTGACCGTGCAATGCGAGAAGGATCAGAACTAACCAACCCAAGATATTCACCATTGGTAGTAAAATATATTGGTGAGTTAAAAGAAGAAAGACTTAGAAAACATGAAGTGACTTATGAAGGCCACGTAGCAGAACTCGCTAGGTTGAGAGAAGCCGCTTTAAAGAAAGGAAGTTTTTCCAGCGCTGTAAATGCTGAAGCCAGTAGGGGAAAAGCAGCAGGATTGTATATAGATAGAAAAATAATAAAAACAGGTAAATTAGAGGAGATGACAGAAGAACAATTAGAAGCAAAAATGAAACAAATTTTAGACGACTACGCACCTCTTTTAAATGCAAAGGTTGTTGACGCTGAGGCATTAGAAATTAAATCTTCTGAATCTTCCTCACCCACTGACGAGGTATCATCGTCCGATCACCAAAAGAAAAAGAGCCATCATCTTCCCGATCAAAAGAAGCAAAAAGTTTAATAGCTTTATCATCTTTAGAATATAACCAACCTTCATTGATTGGTCTTGCTAACCTCATCTTATCAAACTCCCTATCAGTAGCCCAGCCAGAGTCACTCACACAATCGATCCACTCCACCCTGACTTTAGGAT